TTTCAACGCATTGATTACAGGTTGTGTAACAGTCGCAGCTGCTACAGCAGTTACAGCAGTAACCGATGCAGCGACTAAGACTTCTTGCGATGGTAAAGTGATACTAGGTAAGGGTGGAAAGTGTATTTTTGGGGGTGGGTTTTCTTCTGTTTGCACCTCCTTTGTACCTTCGGGTCTTCGTAAATCTTGCGGAGGTACGACCAAAGGTTGATATGAGGGAACATTAGCTGTAGGGAGAGGTAAAGATGGGGTTTTTAGTTGTATTGAATCTGGTAATACTATGATAGGTATTTCCATTAATGAAAGTTATCATCAAGTTCAAGAGGATCGGCTAATGTAAAAACCCAACCTTGAGTTTTATCTTTTTGATATAAGGTATCGTCCCAGTGATAGTCGACTAAATCTAAAGTATCATCATGTGTATCTGGATAAGGTATAGGTGGCTGCCACTCGTTATTGCTATCAAGAGTCCAATCTATACCCGGTTTAGGTAAACAAAAAACACCTTTTGACTTTTCATAAACACCACCCATGTAAGCGTAATTATTAGGTTCAGTTTTTATCCACTCTACGTTTTCTTCGGGTGGTAAGGTATCTATAAAATCCTGTTCTGCAACAATTATATTTATAACTGTTCCATTTTTTACTTGTGCAAATGTCGTCATGGCGTATAAGTTCCTGAGCTATTAAATTGGTGGTATGTATAACCTCCTGAGCTAGTAACAGTACCTCCAGAGCCTTTTTGTGACCCTGCATATCTAATAATAACAACTCCAGTACCACCAGTTTTACCAGTAGCATAGAATCCTTTTAGTGAACCAGCACCATTACCAGTATTAGCTGCACCATTATTAAAGCCACCTACATCTCCTCCTGTAGCGTAAACAGTTCCATTTAACCAAGTTCTGTCTGAGGTAGCTAGTTCTCCACCATGACCTCCGTGACCGTGGTTGTAGTGAGAATATTGGTGATATATTTGACCACCACCTTGACCGTCTCCACCCTCGGATGGAGTATAGTTACCAGAGTTTCCGCTACCACCAGAGTATGAATAAGGGCTAGTATAGCTAACACCTCTTTGGTGACCGCCGCCACCACCAGAACCGCCACTATTACCATTTCGTCGGTAGCCACCGCCACCGCCACCGGAACCAGAGTTACCATTAAATGAAGAGTTGCCTCCATTACTTGCACCAACCCCAGCTGCGTTCCAAGAAGACATACCATTATGTCCGCCACCAGCACCGATGGTTACTGTCATGCCACCAGATCCGGGTGTAAGAGTTGCTGTTAAAGCACGATAACCTCCAGCACCTCCAGCACCACAACCGTCTTCATTACCATTAGAAGATCCAGCTGCGCCGCCGCCGCCGCCAACAATCAAGTACTGAATGTCGTAAGTATTAGCAGTTCCGTAAAAATCGGCAGCTAATTGTATCTCACCAGATGCTGGGCAGTTGCCCTTTCCATAATACTCAGAAAGTTGATGAGGGGGCGACCCTCCATATTCTGTAGCTATGTCACCTACTGAGACTTGACCTGAGTTTACTATTGGCATTACTTAGCCTCCAATGCTTTTACTCTTGCTGATAAATCTTTTACTGCTTCAATTAAAACAGAAGTTATGCCAGAATAGTTAACAGCTTTGTATGGATTACCGTCTGGATCTTGTACTGTCTTAACAACTTCGGGTAATACTTTTTCTACGTCTTGAGCTATAACACCAGCACTTTCAGCATCACTTTTCTTCCATTTAAATGTTACACCTTTTATAGCTTCTACTTTACTTACAGCGTCACCAACTATTGTTATATCTTTCTTAAGGTTTTCGTCAGAAGCAACAGTTGTTGAGAAAGCATATACATCACCATCTGCATGAAAGTCACCGTCAGACTCAAATCTAAACTCGTTGCTACCAGCAATAGTAATATCCATATATGTGCCGTTTACAAATGAAATATAGTCATCAGTATCTCTACCAATATTTCCTGTGGTATATACGTTTTGACCATTAAGTGCAGTTGCTATTTCAGCACCTGTCTGGTCAGCAGTAGCACCGTTTTCTACGTTAATTAAAGTACGAACATTAGCAGCATTTAATTCTTCTATACTTCCGCCACCAGCTGATTGCCTTCCAAGGATTCTGTCTTGTGCTACGTTTTGAATTTTGTCGTATGTTACTGCGTCATTTTGAATTGCTGCTGTATAAACTGCATTGTTAGCAAGTTGTGAAGTACCAATAGCATTGTCTGCCATTTTAGCTTGTGTAACTGCATCGTCTGCTATGTGAGCTGTATCTATAGATCCATCAACATAATGTTCAGAATTTATAGAATCGTCAGCTATCTTAGTGCCATTAACTGCGTCAGCAGCTATCTTAGATGATATAACTGCACCGTCTTGTATCTTAACAGCTCTAACAGCATCTGCTGCTAATTCTGTAGCGTCTACACCTCCTGTAGCTATTTCAGTTTGACCTACTGCACCGGCAGCTATTTTGGCAGCAGTCACTGCATCATCTGCAATCTTAGCAGTTGTAATCTGCTGCCCTCCAATATCATCAGTAGCGATTGTTCCGTTAACTATGTTTGCACTAGCTATAGTTACGTCTGTAGGTAAAGCTCCAGCAGCAATCTTACTTGTTGCTATAGAATCTGTACCTAGTCTACCAGCAATAGAAGCGGAAGATACGTTAGCCATATCTTCTGCTGCTACTGGATGACCACCAGCTGTTGAGCCATCGTGTACGACAAGAGTTTCTTTGTCTGTATCTACTGTAACTTCACCCTCGGCTCCAGTAAAGCTACCATGTTGTGTGGTTGTACCACGTCTTAGTTTTAATAATTTTGCCATTTATAAAGTTCCAAAGTCGAGTTGTAAGTTAGCACCATCTATAGTACCTATGTTTGACATGTTGTTGTTTTGCCCATCTAACGCTCCGCCTAGTTGTGGTGAAGTGTCATCTACTACAGCAGCTATACCTGAGTTAGATGTAATACCAGCCCAGATAGTTCCGTTATAGTTTTTTAATACATTGTTAGTAGTATCAAACCAAAGATCACCATTACTTGGAGAACTAGGTGCGTTAGCAGATATTTGATACTCGTTAGCGTATCTGTTTACGTCAGCTATAGACGACCCAACTGTATTTACATTACTAATAGAACCAGCTGTTGTATTTATATTTGTGCTATTATTAGCTACTGATACAACGTTTGCGCTTATATCTGAAACAGTCTTAATTGGATCATCTTTAACAGTTATAAGATTACCCATAGCATTACCATGCACAGAACAGTAATATCTAAAATTACCTGTAGGCTGTGTTTCTGGTATTACAATTTGTACCTTTGCACCAGCTTGACCAGCTGTACCTGTAACTGTTACGTTTGTAGTATAAGAACCTGAGTCTGTTTTAAAAACTAAAGGATGGTTAGCATTACTACTATCGCTTTGGTCAAAAGTATATGTCCAACCCTTATACAATGTAAGAGCCTTAGCAGGGTTTGATGTGTCACCATCTATGACATATTTATTACCACCAGAGTTTACAACTGTAACAGTAAATGTTATTTCATCTTCTAGTGCATCTGCAACTATGTCAAGTGACCCGTTAGAGCTACCTGTAGATACAGCGTTTGTGATAAGACCTAGATCTTCACTATATGTTATAGCACCTGATACAATAGCTACGTCATCAAGAACTGACTGAGACGGTGTGATAATAGAAAACGCACTACCAGTATAAACTTGTAAGTTGTCGTTAGAACTATCAAACCATAAGTCACCTTCTTGTAAAGATGTACCATCTGCTCTTTGTGTAGGAGCACTACTACTAATAATATAAATATCAGAAAAGTTATTTATATCTGCTACGTTTGTCGCTGCTGTAGATATAGCACTAGCTATGCCTGCAACTGTTGTAACCTCTGTAGCCTTGGGTACAAGTCTGTGAAAGCTATAAGTATGTAAGGTACTGGTTGATTCTACTAAGAAACCAAAGCCTGTAGGTATAGCAGAAGGCACACCAGTAATCGTAATATTAGCATTGTTAGCTAAGTTACCATTAGATATTGTGACTGTTGTACCGCTAGGTGTTAGCGTAGTAGATGCAGCTTGTATACTTAGTATAGCTGCCTGCCCTGTGGAACCTTGTGGGTTTGTGTTAGGAAAGTGCTGCTCACTTGCTATAGCTGTAAAGCCACCAACGTCGTCAATAAGGTCAACAATACGAGCATTAATCGCAGCTGTAGTAGCTACAAAAGAATCAGAGCTAGACCAAGTCTGTCCACTAGCTATAGTTTCGCTAGAGTCTTGTCTAAAATATCTTGCGTCCGATTCTGTTTCTGTAAAGTATCTGCTGTCTGTAGATGTAGTATTGATCTCAGACAAAGTTAGTTTGTCAGATTGTAGTAGTGTTTTGATTTCACTAGCAGTTTGGTCAGCTGTAGCCGCTGTTTCTATACCATTAAGTTTTGTGTGGTCAGCATCTGTAAATACATTACTGTCTGTAGCAGCTTCTACTGCTGCTCTAATTTCGGCATTAGTTTGATCTGCTGTGGCTCCGGCTTCTATGCCATCAAGTTTTGCACCGTCTGTCGATACATCTCTGCCATCTACAGTACCAGTTGTTGCTATATTTTGTGAACCAAAATCAGGTGCAATCTTTGTACCAGCAATAGCAGCTGACGCATTGACATCAGCATTGACTATTGCACCATCAGCTATCTTTGCAGATGTTACTGCACTGTCTGCTATTTTAGCTGTAGTAACATTACTGTCTGCTATCTTAGCTGTAGTAACATTAGCGTCTTTGATCTTTGCAGTTGTGACTGCTGAGTCTTTTATCTCATGTGTTTGTATTGTTTGATTCT